AATCTTCCTTAAAGGAATTGTTTCTTGTTGTAAACGCTCTGCCATTGTTGGAAACCTCTAAATTAAACGGAACCGATGACTTCTTCAAATGCCACACCAGTTCTGGTGGCAATAAAGTTAAGACCGATGAAGTTAATCGATCTTGCTGGCTTAATGTATATATCAGCAACAAATTCGTTACTGTCAATAATCGCAGCAGTGTTATTTGTTTCGTCACAAATAACCACAAAATCTTGAATACCTCTCTTTGCTTGAACATCACGAAGGAAAGGTTCGACGATATTTACAAAGTTTGCTCTTGTAATTTCATCATTGAATTCAAAGAGTTGATCTCTTGCTGCAGCAGCAATGGTATCTTCAAGGAAGATGAAGAGACGACGGACATTAATACGATCAAATGCGGATGCCTTACCAAATCCAGTCTTATCACCAAATAGGATGATTCCAGATCCCGGTGAGAAGATCACTGGATTGATTCTAGAAGAATAAAGTCTATCTCTCTGGAGTTTTCCTGGATTATAAGCCAGTTTTACGGCATTGAGAATAGTTCCTCTAGAGGTTCCGGCAGGTGAGAACCATGGGAAGTTATTGATGTCATTTCTAGCACAAGTTCCGGCAATGTCACCATTCAAAGGTACATATCTAAAGGTATTATTAAATCTATCGTACATGTACTTGTAACCACTATCAAATACGGCATAAGACGAGGAAGTAAGTGGATCAAAGAAATCAATTATTTTATTAGTTGAATCTTCAACAGAGTTTATAGTATCAGCAGTATCAATTGATGTATCTGTAATTATTGAACTTCTATATGGTGAAATAAATGCAACTGCGTCTTTTCTTGTCTCTGCAACTTGAATTAATTTGGTTGCTAGTGCTCTTGCCGTAGGTGCGTCATAAGCTGCAGATCCCATGAGAAGGAAGTCAACATCAACCTCTGACTCGTTTTCAAATAAACCATAACCAGAAACTACATCACCTAAATCAACTTTAAGTGCCGTATCTTCTGTAACTGTGGACTTATCATTATAATTTTTTCCATGAGAAAGTACGAGATTCAAAGGACCAGTAGCATCAAAAATATTTGGACCATCGACATCTTCTGCTTTTTGATTCCATCCACCATCTGTAAATGTAGTAAATCCTACACCATCAAAACCAGTTTTTACGAAAGTTTGATCACTTGCAGATCCTGCAAAAATATATTGTGAATTATTCTTGAGGTAAGTATTCCAATAAGCAGGTGAACCAACAGAATATTCTGCATCAGAAGCTTTAGAAAGATTTAGATGCTTCTCAAGGATTGTTCCGGCATTTCCGGTAATTTCTCCATTACCATCAATTACAACAACATGAAGTTCATCATTTCTTGCTCCTCTTGCGGCAGCAAAAGAAGATGTTCCTGGAGCATCTGCCAATGTGTTCCATTTGACTGTGGTTATGGTTGAACTTCCACCGACACTTTGAGAACTTACTGCCAGTGTTTGCTCTCCAAACCAATCAACAGCACTAGTAACTTCAGTTGTTCCATAGGAAACTGATTGGCCTGCAGTATGAATAGCAACCGCAGTTGATCCCGATCCAACTACAAATTTATAAACATTATTATAATCGACAGTTGTATGAGTTCCTCCTGCAGAAACATGAGAAACAACTTTTACATCTACGGTTCCGGAATTAACCTGTGTAATAATTCCCTTAAGGTGACCATCAAGTAATGAAGTTGTTCCCGCACCAGTGCCGGTATTAGAAACTACTGTTCCTGATGGAATTGCCTGAGTGATACCCATTCCGACAGCAATATCTGTTCCGCTATTGATGGCAGTAGTGTCAATTCCTAATCTCTGATCTGCCTGAGAATCAATAATGGCAACTCTAATATCATTTGCCCAAGAACCGGGGTTTTTTGCAAAAACAGTTACATCTGATTTTGGAGTAAAGTCATAACCCAACTCTTCATAATGTTCAATACTCCTGACTTTGAGTGAAGTTCCTGCACCAGCATTATGAGCATTTTTTAAATCACTTTTATCTGCTCTGATGATATTCATAATACCACCATAAGAGAGATAGGATGATGCAACCATCCATGTCTCATATTGTTTATCAGTATTATATGGTTGACCAAATGTATCAACCAAATCCTTTTCTGTGTTAATTCTAACTGGTGTACCTACTGGACCTTTTGCAAAAGCACCGACAATACCGCCGATCTTATCAGAAGTTGGATCAACTCTACCTTGAGTAAGATCAACTTCCCTTATCAGAATTCCAGGAGATGCTAAATTTAATGGCATCTTGCTTTTCCTCGCAATCCAAATTACCTAAAAATATTTAGGAAAGAGGTATTTTCAGCGGGGAAACACTGCATGAACACTTTACCAATCAGGATATTCCCAAACCTTACTACACTTTCTATTACTTTTTACTCTCTCAATAGTACACTCCTTACACTCATACGAATAAGAAGATGGTAGTGCTCCTCTATTTTTTCTTATAAGATAGAAGTCCTCTAATAAATTTTTTGTCTTGTGACATGTTCTACATTCTCTATCATAAAAAAGTAAATGTTCTAACTTTACCTGACTATCAAAATCCATTACATATATTCCCACATATATGATCTGTCTCCATATTCATCCGTATACCAACGATCTCCATCGTTATCAACAAAATTATTATTTTCAAATCCAGTTTCTATAAATCCAAAAGGTGCCATATCCTGTTCTATTTGATTCCTCTGCTCTTCATATATTCTCTTACGAACATCATTCTCTGTCATTTCCTTAAAATAATCTTGTGCCACCAACCAAGAAAATATAACAAGACACATTGCCAAGTCATCATTACATCCTTCTTCTGCCTCAAATGAATTTCCTTTCTGTGCAAAAGTTGTTAGTTCTGATATAATCTCATAGTCTGTTGTCAATAACTTATCATCCTCCATCATAGTTTTTAAATTAGAGCATCCAAGTTTTTTAACTGCCGCTGTCATCCTTACACCAAGTTGTGATTTCTTACCACTAAATCCCGTTCCAACAACCTGTCCGGCACGCCCTCTCATGGATGCCATAAGAATATTATCATACTCCAAATCATAATGAAGAATAGAACCTACTTGATCTCCGATATCATTTACTTCTATAAGTAACCATGAATTGTTATAACCTTTTCCAACTTCACTTATTATACTTGGAAAAAGCATGGGTTTAATTTCATTGTTTCTATATTTTGCTACAACCTTATACGGAAACTCAGTTATATCAAATACGATAAATGCAGAATAATCATTTCCTATTCCTCTTGCCACGTCAACCGTCATCAAATAATTATGATTCTCCTTTGGATCTTCGTAAATATCTAATCCGGCATTTCTTTTTATGGGATTCTCGTATACAAGGTTTTTTAATTTTGCTGGATTGATAAGAGTATTAACAGATCCTAAAAATTCACACTCAAACTCAACACGAAACTGTTGTTCGGAAGTATTGGCAATTGTTGTCTCTTTCCACTTCTGATCTCTTCCAGGAACTTCTGACCAGTGAACATCGGTGGGAATATATTCATTTTTACTTCTTTCCGCATCGTGCCACATACGGTAGAAGTGATTCATACCGTGTGGGGTTGATACGATAATTACTTTGGTGTTTTTACCAGAAGTAATAGTAGGATAAACAGATGCAAAGAACGAGTCTGCAACATGGTTTGGAACGAAGGCAAATTCGTCGAGGAAGAGAATGTTAAACGACATGCCTCGGACAGCACTTGCAGACGTAGAAGCTGCCAATATCTTACTGCCATTCTCCAACTCCATTGAACCTTTATTCCAGGATAATATACCCTGTTGCATCCATTTAGGCAAGTTCTCATAAGCAGTTTGCAATCTTTGCAACAATTCTCTTGCAGTAGCTGCTTTGTTTGCCAGAATACCAATGTTTACACTGTCATTAAATACGGCATAATGTAAAAGATAAGACACCACAGTAGTAGACTTTCCCGTCTGCCGTGGCATCTTACAGATATTAAATCTATTATTATGAAAATTATGAATTAATTTCTCTTGGAAATCATACGGATGAAATTGTGTTAGACCTTCATCCAAAGAAACAATTTTAATGTAGTTATTAGCAAAATATACCGGATCTTCTTTACATTTGAGAAATTCAATAATATTCTCTTCTGTAAATTCAATCGATGTATTTGCTTTTTTTAGATTAGGATTACCAAGATATACTTCACTCATAATTAAAATTAACCATCGTTTTGTACTAACAAAATACAGAGGGTTGCTGCACACTTCATATTGTTTGTTGGAGATAATGCTCTAACTTCAATATCTGCTTTTTCTTCAATCTTTAGTGGGAACTTGTAAGTTCTCTCAATATCATTAATGTTTGTATGAATGGTATCTTGTGCTCTCCATGCTCCATCATTAGAAAGTCTCTTCACTAAAAACACATCACCATCTGCTTTTGCAGTCGATACATTCCAATCAAAGATGTATCCAGTGTAATCTGCTGGTACTGTATATATTGCCATAAATGTTTGACCCAATCCACTTAAAGTTGGAGAACCTGCAACACGAATTTTTGCAAGAGTTGTTGATCCTGACATCACTGAGATAGTTCCTTCATTACTACCAGTAGAACCAGATGATGCAACAAATGCACGGAATATTCTATAAAATTCAGTAGTTCCTGCACTTCCACCAACAGTTAGTGTTTCCGAAACTAGATTATAACTTGCATCAAGACCTTCTACAGTTACAGTTCTTGCACCAGTTCCAGTCTCAGAGTCGTCACTATCTGTACTAGTTACAGTGACTGTTGCTGCAGTGGTCAGATATGTATAAAGACCACCACCGTCCCAAATAGTTTCTAATGCACCATCAACGTCATCATTATTTCCAAACTTGATGACATGAAATGCACCACGGACTTTACCACGGGAAACATTCAGTTCCCATGCTTCATCCCATAAGTAATTTTTAAATCCCATCAGTCACTCCAAGTTAATCTTTCTGGTTGATATCTTTTTGAACTTTTAATTTTGGAAGGTGCTTCACCTGGATAAATGTTTTGAACCATTGCACCAGGATATTCTCCTTGAATCTGCTCTGCTAATTCATTTTTAGAAAGCATCTTGCCTTCTATTTCAAGACGATAAATTTTACCTTCCCAGACAACATCAGCAAAAAATGACTCTGATGCCTGTTCTGGTTGAGAACCTCCTACATTAAGAGTTCCGTTAAAATCACCATTAATGGTGATGCTTTCTGAGAGAAATTGTTGAAAACTTTTCATAGTTCAGCACTTCCAGCGACGACGGGCTTTACAAACTGGTTTATCTGGAGTCTTAGAGCAATCTATATTATGCATGTCTTGTTGACCCTTAGATCGAGCACAGAAAGACTTTCTACGCTTAGCATCTTTACTGCCTGGTTTTGGATCTCCAGTTACTGCTGTTTTTAACTTAGAACCGGGATTTTCACGACGATATGCTTTAACAGCAGCACGACTCATACCGTCAGTTTTATCTTTTTTATTGACCTTCTGCCAATCTTCACCAAGTTGAGATCTCCAATCAGAAAATTCTTCAAATCTAACTTTTGGTTTTAATTTTTTTCCAGTTGGTGAAGGAATATATTCTCCCATTTCTTTTGATTTCATATCTTTAGTATCAACATCACCATCTACATCTGCATCAATTCTCTTAGTTGCTTTTCCTGCAAGTTTTTTTAGATTACCACCACCGATATTTGATTCAATTTCCTCTTTCTTCACACAGTTATTATAAGTTTTACCAAACATCTTTTTAGTTCCTTTTTTTTCATAACCCTTCCAACATTTTTGTCCCTCATCAATTTTTTCACCAATTAGAGGTTCTGGTTTAATAAGATCAATGAACTCATAATTCATTGCCTTGAAATCGCCTCTCCAGTCAGAGTAGTCCACAGACTCGGACTTATTACCCCAATTAGCAGCACCGACTTTACGGCACTTCACAAGGGCACCTGAGGCATATGCGGAGGGCCATACACTATATCTAGACTTTACCTTATGATAACAGGCATCTTTCGTTCCACTGCCTTTACCTTTCTTGTCTTTTGCTTCAGTTACTTCTACTTCTTCTTTTTTCATTTTCTTTTTATCTGTAGAAACATATGTTGGTTTTGCGGCACCAGTTTTTTGTTGCTGACCTGGATCTGCTTTTTTCTTTCTTCTAGCAGCAGATAATCTTTCTGCCTTACTCATACTTGCTCGTTTTGATGAAGAGACGCACTTTGGTGTACCCTCTCCCGGTTCATCACTGGCGCAAGTCCCACCCGTGACGACATTGACCCAACCACCTTTACCATCTTTTGATTTGGACCCCTTAAACC